TATAAATGGTTTGATGTCAGTATTTGATATGACGCATACAAGAGCAATGATTTTGAAACCAAAAACTTGCTATAGTTATCATAAAGACCGTACAAAAAGAATCCATATCCCAGTATATACAAATGAGGATTGTTGGTTAGTCTTAAACAAAAGAGTGTTTCATGCACCAGCAAACGGTAATTACTATGTAGTGGATACAACGTATATGCATACTGCCGTAAATACCTCACAGGAAGATAGATTACACATTTTAGGAAATATTAATGACACGTAAAATTGAAGTCAAGACTGATAATAGTACTTGGCAAGCACCCAAGATACGTAAGAAACGTAAACCTATGACTGAAGAACAACGGATCGCTGCATCTCAACGTCTTGAAAGGGCAAGAGCAAAACGTGCAGAGAAAAATCCTGATTTTGGTCAGAGTGGGATACATCCCACCTTACGAGACTTGCCTGATGAGCATCCTGCTCATCCTAAAAAAGTTAAACAGTGGATTAAAACCCAAAAAGACCTTGCGAGTGCTGAACGTGCTGGAGTAAGACAAGGTATTAAAGGTGCATATGCAAGACAGTGTGATCATGAAGGATATGTTCGCAATATGATGAAATATTTGCGTGATGGAGATTGGGTTGATAATTTTTGGGGCGAACATCAGGAAAAAAGAACACAATGGAAATGCGTTGCTCTTGCTTATGACAAAGATGGAAATCCTAAACGTGATATAGGTACTTGGTATCCAGATATAGGTATGGTTTATACACAGGAAATGTTCAACGAAGACAAGGGAATAGAAAATGTCAGAAAAGAACGAACAACCAAAAAACGAAAACGTAATACAGGGACCGTGGAAAAAAAGAAACGTAAAAGTCCCAAACGAAGAAACCGTAAAACTTCGTGAGCAATTATTGTTTGCTGAAGAATTAACTGAACAGTTGATGATACAGATGATACATACTATTCATGAGAATGGTTTTGATGTAGATTCTAATGAATTTTTGCATGATATGGGTTTTACAATAGAGTGTGTCAAAAGTGTAATATTCAGAGAAATGGGATTACAACATCCAATGAGTAATATTATGAAAGAATTAACAGTTTCGACTATAGATGAGACTAATACTTTGTCAACAGAATTGGATATACATAAGGTTGTTAAGACAACAAAATTTGTAAGTGAATTAGAAGATGACGATCCCAACATGGCATGAAGTATTCAGTCCTACTATTTTAGAAACTTTGGTTCCAGAAAAGTTTGTTAAAATTGTAAACAAAGTTGGAGATAGAGTGCTAAACAATGAACAACAGAGTGCTCAGTGGGATTGGTCTGATAATCTGGTAGGTAAGGTTCATAAGGAAATTCAAATACCAATAACCTCTGATGCTGAAAAAAAGTATCTTTCTGATACTATGAAGAGGGGTTGTTTGGACTACCTAAATTATATAAGAGATAAGAATAGAGCATATAGTTGGTACAAGATGGCAGGGCATAAGACAGTGCCTAAAATAGAAAACATCCATTTAACCCAAAGTTGGATTGTTAGTCAATATGCAGGGGAGTATAATCCTTGGCATAAACATAGTGGTGACTTTTCAGCAGTCATCTATTTAAAAATACCTGATGACATGGAAGGTGAATACCAAAAGGATGCTGAAGATCATTATCCTGCGAATGGTTTAATCGAATTTATGTATGGAGAGGTGTGTGATATGAGAAGTGATGGTATAAAATTTAAACCTGAAGTTGGCAAGTTGCTAATTTTCCCTTCCTATTTAAAACACTTTGTCTATCCATTTCATGTTGAAGGTGAAAGAAGGAGTATGAGTTTTAATGCTCATATGCAAGTGATTAAAAAATGATTTTAGTTGATATGAATCAGATATCAGTGGCAAGTGTCATGATGCATCTGAATATGGAGAAGACAACCGCACCAGACGGTAATACGGTACGACATATGATTCTCAATTCGTTACGTATGTATCGTACACGATTTCATGAGGAATATGGTGAACTAGTGTTGTGCTATGATTCCAAGCATTATTGGAGAAAAGACTTTTTTCCTCAATATAAAAGCAACCGTAAAAAAACAAGAGAGGAATCTGATAAGGATTGGGATGCAATTTTTCAATGTCTTAACGAGATCAAATCAGAACTTAAAGAGTACTTTCCCTACAAGCATCTTGAAGTCTATGGTGCAGAAGCAGATGATATAATTGCCGCCTTATGTCTTGAATTGGAATATGACAATGGCAAGACATTGATCCTTTCTGGTGATAAGGACTTCATTCAACTACATAAATATAGGAACGTGTCGCAATATAGTCCAATAACAAAGAAGATGATTAATGGTACTGATCCTAAAGAATATTTAAAAGAACATATTTTGAAGGGTGATGCTAGTGATGGCATACCTAATGTATTATCACCTGATCATACTTTTACAGAAGGGTTACGGCAACGTCCTTTAGGAAAGAAGAAGATAGAATCGTTTAAGGAAAATGGTCTACCTACTGAAGAGATAAAACGAAACTATCAAAGAAACGAGAAACTAATTAATTTGTCATTATCTCCTGATGACCTGTATATCACAATTTTGAAAGAATACCAAGAAGCATTAGAAGGAGATCGTAGCAAGTTGCTAAATTATTTTATAGAAAAAAGGTTGAGGAACCTTACTGAATCGATAGGAGAATTCTAAAATGCCAGAACAAACTTACACCCCATTATTTTCAGAGATTTTGGACAAGGTGTCTAAACTGAAAACTAAACAACAAAAGGTCACATATTTACAAAAATATAACACTGATGCTCTTAGACAGGTACTCAAATCTTCCTTTGATCCTAAAGTCAAATGGGCATTGCCTTTTGGTGAAGTACCTTATATCGCCAATGATGCTCCCGAAGGTACGGAACATAATGTTCTCTCTTATGAAAGTAGGAAACTTTACCATTTCATTGAGGGTGGCAATCCACAACTTTCACAGAATAAACGAGAAACTATGTTTGTGCAGATGTTAGAAGGATTACATCCAGATGAAGCAGATGTTCTTGTCGCCGCAAAGGATAAGATTTTGCATCAAAAATATAAAGGCCTTTCTGCTAACGTAGTGAGAGAAGCATTTAACTGGACAGAGGAATATATGTTACCAGATCCTGTAGTATATCCACAGACTCCAGGTCCAGCAAATGGTTAATACTGACCATTATAAAAAATGGCAATGTAAACATATCATTCCTCTACACGAATGGTCCGACCATATTGGACGGTTTACGGGAATGTTTATTTATGATGAGGAATATGGTAATGAAGATGAAGGTTTTGGGCCTGGTACTCGATTTGAAGACCTTCCTAAAAAATGGTGTTGTCCTGACTGTGGAAACCCTAAAGATGAATTCGTGGAAATTGTATAATGAATTATAAAAAATGGCAATGCGTGGCATGTGAATATGTTTACGACGAAGAACTAGGAGATGAAGAAGAAAATCTCCCGCCTGGCACCAGATTTGAAGATATACCAGATGATTGGTATTGTCCTGATTGTGGTGCTACTAAAGCAATGTTTATAGAATTGGAAGACTAATGCTTATTGAGGACGATATTAAACTAGATTTTTCTGATGTACTTATTCGTCCTAAGAGATCAACTCTAACATCTAGGAACGATGTTGAGTTGTCCAGAACCTACACCTTTTATCATAGTCAAAAAGAATGGACAGGGGTTCCTATTATGTCAAGTAATATGGACACAACTGGTACGTTTGATATGCATGGAGAATTGAGTCTTCATGGCATGGTTACGTGCATTGCTAGACACTATAACAAAGATGGTATGCCTTGGCACTTAGCAGAACGAAGAAACAAACTCTGTGTTATGTCTGGTATATCAGACAAAGAGATACTTGAAATAGTGGGTGTTGCCAATACATATTCTGATGTAGCATTTGTTGGTCTTGATGTTGCAAATGGGTACACCATCAATTTTGTAGAATCTGTTAAGAATTTGAGAGGATTGCTTCCAAACGCAACAATCATAGCAGGGAACGTAGTAACAGCAGACATGACAGCAGAGTTGATTCTTGCTGGTGTGGATATTGTTAAAGTAGGTGTTGGGCCTGGCAGTGTGTGTACTACACGTATTAAGACAGGAATAGGATATCCACAATTAAGTGCTGTTATAGAATGTGCCGATGCAGCTCACGGTGTAGGTGGTCATATCATAGCAGATGGTGGTTGCAACTCTTCTGGTGATATAGTGAAGGCATTTGCCGCCGGTGCTGATTTTGTAATGATTGGTGGTATGTTATCAGGGCATGATGAGTGTGATGGTGATTTAGTATTTGAGGATGATAATCCAGACCCAGTAGGCATGAAATTCTATGGCATGGCATCCAAAACTGCTATGGACAGACATGGATATTCTAATAGAGAGTATAGAGGTGAAGAGGGCAAAACGGTGATAGTACCATACCGTGGTCCTGTACAGGATACAGTTAATGATATTCTTAGTGGCATTCGATCTGCCTGTACTTATGTTGGTGCGAATCGTTTAAAGGACTTGACAAAATGTGCTACGTTTGTTAGAGTAAATAGTACGCATAACAGGATATATGAATAATTTTTTTACGTAATCGTTTAGAATCAAGGACTTACCAAGTACGATTTTACTTGACATTCTCTCTCTCATATGATATATTATATATATGATAAAGTTTATTGTTTACGGAACCATTGCTTGGTTCTTATTCTCCTTTTACGTTGTAGGATTTGTACCTCTATGATTTTAGACATTAACGGTTCAACTAAAAAGACCAGAAAATTTGTAGAAAGTGCTGTGTGGAGTTATGCTGAAAAGTTGATGAGCAAGAGATTAGTTAATACTCTTAAACTTACCATTAATTTGACTAGGAATTTGACTGACAAAGAAGGTGCAGAAGGATTTTGCATCTGGGACGAGTGGGACGATTTAAGAAAGACTCCAAGAGAATTTACTATTGATCTGGATTCCAGTATCAGTATTCGGAATATTTTGACCAACCTTGCACATGAGATGGTTCATGTGAAGCAGTGGGCCAAAGGTGAAATGTACGAGTATTCAAATTCTAACATGGTTAGATTTATGAAGAAAAAGTACGATATGAATGATATGGATTACTTTGATTATCCTTGGGAAATTGAGGCATTCGGCCGTCAGTTGGGATTGTTCATCCGTTGGTGTGAAGCCGAGGGATTAGGTAATCGTTCTGAAATGAAGGAAAAAACATAATGAATAGTTTTCATCACAAATGGGTTACATTTTGTAGGATAGCAGGAGATACTCTCGGAGTCTTGATAATTGGTGTTATAGCCTATGCATGTTGGATTGTCTTCTAAATGGGTCCAGCAGAACTTATAGTCGCAGGATTGATACTCTTCAGTCCTGCTAATGCTACAGAGATAAGACCTGATGGTTCAGTAGAATGTCTTGCCCTCAACATGTATCATGAAGCAAGAGGACAAGGCAGTGCTGGACTCCTTGCAGTATCCTCAGTAGTATTAAATCGAGTCAATGACAAACGATTTCCCAACACAATTTGTGAGGTCATAGAACAAGGACCAACCAGAGAGAGTTGGAAAAAGAACGGTGAATTTTATCCTATCAGACACAAATGCCAATTTTCTTGGTGGTGTGATGGACGTAGCGATATTCCCAAAGACATAAACACTTACACAAAACTCTTGACAATAGCAAGATCTATGGTATATAATGATATGGCATTCATCGATATAACCGATGGTGCTTTGTTTTATCATGCTTATTATGTTAAACCAGCATGGGCAAAGGTTAAACGTAGGACTACACGTATTGGTGATCACATCTTTTATCGTTGGGAAAGTGGAAAAAAATTCTAACCTAAATAGAGGAGAACTTGGAGTGATGCTGTGGAACGAGAACCTTACTGGGACTACATGGGACGTAGATTGAGGGAGCAAACAGTTATGGGTGATTATGATTTATATAAAAGAGAAGTTTTTGAATTACAGAAGACTCTTCAGCAAGCATTGATAAGGCAAAAAGAACTTGTAGATCAAGCACACGCACTCAAAAGAAAAGTTGCACTACTAGGTGGTGATGAGAGACAATTAGAAATGGATTTATAATGCCGACATATACATTTTATGATGCACAGCTCCGAAAGGAGTGGGATGAAGTGATGACAATTTCTGCCAGAGGGCAGTATTTAGAAGACAATCCCCATATACAACAAATTATTAAACCTGTAGCAATTGCAGGAGATCATCTTATGGGCATTGGTCCTAAAGTAGATGGAGGATTCACAGAGAATATGCAAAGAATTGCCGCTGCTCATCCTGATTCTCCCCTAGCAGACAAATATGGAAGTGGTAAGTCTAATGCTCAAATCAAGGCAAGAAATGTTATTAACAAATATAAATAATAGTGGTACATGCGAGAAATCGAACTTCAGCACTGATGCACAGCATCCAAAGAAGCTGGGAAGTCCCTCCGCATTTGTGCCATTAGAAAGGGGGATAATGCGATATCCTTTATCCCCCTTTCACTTTCAATACGTATGTGATTTGTATGAAACAACAGAGGATTTAAAAACATGGCGAGCAAGAAAAAAAATAAAGAAATTGGTGCGAGTAGCTTAGTTGCCATCAAGCATATCACAGACAATCAAAAGATAGTCTTTGATACGTGGAAGAAGGGCAAGAACCAATTTCTTTTTGGATCAGCAGGAACTGGAAAGACCTTTGTCTCTCTCTACCTTGCTTTGAAAGATGTGTTGGATTTAAAGACACCTTATGAAAAGGTGGTTTTGGTACGATCTCTCATACCTACTAGAGACATAGGATTTCTTCCAGGAGATGAGGAAGACAAGGCATCATTGTATCAGGTTCCATATATGAACATGGTACAGTTCATGTTTCAAATGCAAAATGAACAACAGTTTAATACACTCTACGATAGACTCAAAGGACAAGGGACTCTATTCTTCCTATCAACTTCATTTTTAAGGGGGTTGACATTTGATAATTCAATCATTATAGTAGATGAATGTCAGAATTTAAATTTCCATGAATTGGATACTATTATTACGAGGGTAGGACAAGACTCAAAGATAGTTTTTTGTGGTGATTTTGATCAGACAGATTTGGTTAGACAAAATGAACGAAATGGTTTACACGATTTTCTCAGAATTTTAAGTGAGATGGAAGAATTTAATTGTCTAGAGTTTACTATAGGTGATATAGTACGGTCAGGGTTTGTCAGGAACTACATTATTAATAAAATGAAATTAGGAGTTGGAGTTGAGTAATGACCGAAGTAAATCCTAACGAAAATTTTGAAGTTAGTATTAGAGTTTTAGGTAATGAAATATTTGCTCTTAAAATGGAGACAACTAAAACATCTAACAAGTGGATGTTTGCATCTATAATTACACTTGGGTTGTTGATATGGGGCATTTCTTTATTTGGACCAACTATAGTGACATTTATGAAAGGTATTGGAGCATAAAATGAATAAGATTGATGAATACAAGAAGAAGATTAATTGGGATGTCTGGGCAGATGTAACTTCCAAAGTTACACATCGTGTTAGTGATAAAGTATGGGATTATGATAAGATAGATGCCCAACGCAATGAAGAATGGAATGGCATACATAAACTTGTAACAGACCATGCAGTAGAGAAACGTGTAACAGCAGAGGAAATTGCTAAACGTAACTCTATATTTTATAATCACAGAGAAATTAACAAATAGAGGATAAATATGAATATTGAAAAATTACAGGAAGAATTAGAAAATGATGAAGGTGTTAAATATGAAGTATACCTTGACCATCTCGGTTATCCT